TCCTCTTCTATATATGGGGATAATACAAATTCTGGAATATTTGGAACACTGAACGTTCCTATAGTTCTGTCGAAATCAGCACTAGGGGTTGGTGTTTCAGAACTTTCTAACTCAGGGTTGTTTGTTGGGTTGTTAAAGTCTATGCTTTCTCCTATGATGAAGTCATAAAAGTTGTCATAGTCCTGCGTAGCTATGAACGTTCTGTCAAAAACAAATTTTTCAGTCCCAAAGTAAGAACCCTCGAATTGATTTATTTGAAAGAATATACGAATCTCACTACCAGCAGGAATGTCATAGTCGATATATTGACCTTCATTCTCAGGGTCTTCTATAAAAGTGGGGTAAGCTATACCAGATATATAAAGATATTCTTTAGAAACAGCTAACCCTTTAAACCCATAATCTACATCCTCCTTTCTTGAGCTAGACATTGAAAAGTTTGTAGGTCTTATTTTCATAAACACACCACTAGTTGGAGGTACTTTTTTAGCATCTGTGTCCTCTATAAAGAACTTTTCATGAGTAGTCAATTCTAAAACCTTAGTCTTTACCAAATCAAATACAGGACCTGTAGAAGATCTCTTTACTATCAAGTCATCTCCAACCTTGAATGATGTCTGATTATCACCATCAAGCTTTAACCACCAAGCAGAATCTGCTGGATCATAGTGGTATTGGTTTACATATATGGTCTCATAAGGACCTTTGCTTTGCTTAACAACAAACCTATATCTTTTAGCCCAACTAGGAGCTAAGTGTTTTACAGTTGCTGTTATATAATTTTTATTTACAGATAGTTCTGGTTCTACAAAAACTGTGTTATCTTTAGACACCAAAGCTGTTGAAGCTCTGTTGTACTCATCCAAGTAAACAATACCAACCTCATAATCCCTGTTACTATGTAAACTTTTAGTGTTAGATATCTTGTAAAACTCACCATCAGTACTTGACATTGAAAAGTACTCATAAGCAAATGTTCCAGGATTTGTAGTATCCTCATATATTACAGCTGGTACTTGAATTACAAGTTTAGAACCATCTGCACTAACCTTAAAACCTTCTGGAGATGTAGTAACACCCCCACCTGAAAGTTCCCAGTTTCCACTTCCATGTAATGTTATGTTTGAATAGAAAAGGTCACTTAGGCTATATCCATCACTTACTGTATCAGGGAAGTCAGCGGTGTCTGTAATCTCTATAGAGCTAATAAAATCTGCATCTGAAACTAGGTCATTTACTGACGTATAGTCTCTAGGTAGAACAAACTCATATATATATTCATAAGAGTTAGTAGATTCATTGCCATCTACATATGAGGCATCACCTCCAAAAGAGTTGTTCTGAATATTTAAATCTACAATTATACTTGCTCCTTCAACTAGTTCAAATCCTGTTAGGTCTATTTCTATAGCAGAGTCTGTTACAGTGTTATTCTCAGTAGCTGTATAAGATACACCGTTAGATGACTCAACAGTTAATGTTACAGCTCCGATATCTAAACTATTCAAATATAAGTCGTAATTCAACACAGTGTCTATATTGTAACCATCTACGTAGTTACCATACATTATTCTGTTGCCTATAGTTGTTTGTGATTTTGCATATCTAGGAACGTTATCATACAACCTAAGAAGTTCACTTTCAGGAAGTGTTGTGTAGATCTTTTGGTTTGAAAAATTTATAGATACATCATCGTTATCACTCCATCCATTATCTTCTTTGCTGTACCTCTCTACAACATTTATAATGTTTGTGTTAGATAACTTAAAACATAAATCAACCTCAACTACATTTTTTGAGCCAGTGTTAAAGGTAACCAGTGCAGAGTTTGCAGTGTTTCTCATACCTACCATATTATAGCTTCCATAGTCTATCCTAAATGGTCCTGGGTCAAACGCTAGGTCTGAAAACTCTGATAGCGCAGAGTACTCTCCGTTCTTGTACTTATATCTATAAGCGAATCTTATAAACTTATCTTCAATGTAGTTTGTCTTTACTCCCTTCTTTAGTAACTCTATTTTAGGAGATTCTATAGGTGGCTTTACTATAACAGATATATCTTCCTCTGTAATCTGATCAACTCCTGAAATTGGCTTAGGATATGAATCATTTACATTTATCCTTCTCGGAGGGTTGTAGTTGTCTGTAAAGAATAAGAAATCATCTATTATGTTTACACCATTTATAGTGTACTTTTCGTTAAAGTTTAATACGGTTTCTGAAACAACGTGATATATAACCGAATTAGTGTTTGTGTTGTATGAAAGTATCATATCAACAGTGTCGCTTGTAACAAACCAATATATAGTCTCCCTTCTACTATCCTCTATTGCTCCTATACATTTTCCGTTTACAGCCGCACCATCGTATGCAGGGTTAAATAGTAACTTGTTGCCCTTTGCGTTCTCAACCGATCCAGCCTCACCGTCCTCATCTGAACTAATACGAATGTTTTGAGCATCAATATATTCACCCTTAGGTATTAATCTTTCATCCAGACTTTTATTCATTCTGGATCCAATAAAATTCTTATTTATATTCATTCTACTTTAACCATTTTTGAGCACCCCTCATATTCATAAGTAAACGCCCTGGATGTATGTTACTAAGTCTTATTCTAGCATTTCTAAGCAATGAAGATTTTTCTTTCTGAGCCCTTCTAACAACATACTCTTGAACACCAAACTTAGCGTTTAGTATTGCATACTTAATGTATGCGTATATATAACCTTCAAATAATTTGTTAACGCTAACACTTGCATCATCTCCACCTTCCATACCATCAGACACGTACTCTATAACAACAATCTGATCAGCCATAGAGGAACTGAAATTAATCACTCCACCAGACTTGTTTATTTTAAATGTAGGGTTTATGTTAGCAGTCTCAGTATTAAGACCATACCTAGCACCTATAGCATAATCAAAAACCCACTTACCTTCTATGTTGTAACCTAAAGCTCCGTTTAATTTTCCATCTCCTAAGTACTGTGTTTTTTGAATACCATCAATCCTATCTCCATCAAGCAATGACGTACCTATAAGTACATCACCATCCTCATCAAACAACACCTTACAATTATTATCCTGTAGGTAACTCTTAGCAAAGTTTGTTTGTATATTTTCTGTCAGAGGCATAAGCACTCCTTCCTTGTATAAGGATATTCTAACCCAGTTTACAAAGTCTGGAGGCAATACAACTGTTGCATTATCACAAACAGTAAGCTCCACTATTTTAGTTTCCTTTAAGGCATCATAGTTTAATTCCTGTATACCTCTTTTTGCATGAAATAAAACATTATATCTTTCAACATTGTTTACCAACTTGTCATTACCTACGTACATAAGCATAAAGTTGTTAACTATATCATCTAACGATATGTACTGGTATGAACCCCAGTTTTTATCATCCGGAGAGTTACCATTATTTTCGTAATATTCGTATCCTGTTAAGTATGCCATTATCCTTGTTTTTGTTTATCTTTCATCTCTTCTGCAGAGCCAGCCTGATATATATCTGCCTCTCTTATAGATATACCTGCATACTGAAGTATTTTAGATGTAATAAGAGGCTCATCAGTTGCTGGAAGTTCAAAGTCTTGATAGTCAGAAGCTCCTTGGTTAAATAAAGGCTCACCGTTAGTGAAGCTTGTATACGTCCATTTAGGATCTTTTGGTTTCCTAATATACTGTGCCATTACACGACCTACATTCCTTATACTTTCAGGGTATAGTTTTATAGTTAATTCACTTTGAGTGAACGCAGGAGTTGTTGTACTAGGTGAGGTTAGGTTTGAAGAGTTTAGCATTGTTATCTTAGAGTGAGACACCCTTTCAGATTCTTTCTGTGTAAGCTGATTTGCGTAAACGGTGTACCTAACACCTGAAGCATTCAACAGATCAGAGTCAACTCTCAATTCTGTTGTAGAAACCCTTTCTAAAACCTCAACAAATTTTATGTTATCACCTATTTGAAAAGAAACATAGTTTCCAACTCCTACCGTAGAAAAATCTTTAGTACTGTCCTCTATAATATCGTTACCTGCATCAAAACCATCTGTTACTCCTTGATGTAGTAAAGAGGTGTACACTAGAACCTTATTTAATAGGTAGTAAGTGCTACTGTTATTATCCTCATTAGGCATTTTATACTTATTATCTATAACATTGTATAGGTAATCTTCTACTGAAAATGTATCTATAACCTCCTCTAGGTTTTTAACTATATCAGCATATCCACTTCCAGATACCCTAGCGTTTTGTTTAGCTATCCACTCGTTGTATCTATAAAAGTAATTCTCAAATATATCTAATTGAGCTTGCTTTGCGTATAAGTTAAAATCAGCTGGAGATATGTATCCAAAGTTATGTTTATTAGCTACAGCTAAAACTGTATTTCTAACACTATTTATCATCTGACTATATTTTATGCAAAGATAAACAAAAAAAAGAAACCCCCTCATTACTGAAGGGGTTCATATATTTATGTTAGTGTATCTATTCTTCTAACTTATTCTCTAACATAGCCATAAGCTCTATACCATCATTAGTTTGGAAGAATGATGCCAATGTAAATATTGGTGAGTCTCCAAAAGGTATGCTTACAAGTTTCTTTTTATTTGATGGCAAGTTAAAGTATATATCCTTACCTTTATTCTTCAATGTCAATAAGCCTTCAGAAAAACATTTAGATGCTAAGTTCTGTAGCTTTAACATAGGGTCGTTTAATGTGTTTAAGAAGTCAACTGGACTGTTTCTAGCATATAAACGAATATCTCTTTTTAATTCTGCTGTTGACATTTTATCTACATTCAATGATAAAGCAATCCTTCCGATTGTCTCTAACATTTCAATAGGTAAATCCCTTGCAGCAACCTGAGCCTCAAGTTGAGCGTCTAAAACTTCAACATCCTCAGCAGCATTCTTTTCATTGTCAACCTCTTCAAATACTGTTCCGTTACCAGGATGGTAAGATAAGAACTCCTGTAAAACAGGGTTTGTCCTTGGAACAAATAACATACCATCTTCAAAAACAACAGGCTGGATTATAGCGTTATCATCCTGTTCATCTTCAAACGGTGTTCTTTGATTTGATGAATATCTAAGAGCTCTGTTACGCTCTCCATCAAAGTATAGTAAAGGTTTTCTACGTGAGTTACGTGAGTTAAGGATAAATACAATAGGAGATGTATTTCCTTTTAATCTGTAGGTTTTGTCCTTAAGGACTGTTTGTTTTTTCATTTTTATTTAATTTAAAATTTATAAGAGTAATAATTACCCCCGTCATAATAACGAGGGTAAGAATTACTTATTTTTACTTCTTATTTGAATAAGAAGAAGTTGTTTGCACCTAAAGTACATAAAGCTCTTTCTGATAAGAAGTGAACCTCCATAGCGTCTAAGTCGCTATTTGAAGCACCTCCAGCAGAACCAACGATCCAAGATTTCATCTTTCTATCCTCAGTTTCAGAAGCTCTATATCTTACGTGTAAGAATGGTCTCTTAGCGTTTTTACCCATAACTTGGTCATAAACAGATGTAGATCCAGCAGGAACTAAAACACCGTCAATAGCACCACCAACTAAACCACCTCTCATGGTAGCATCGTTTAAGTACTTCCAGTCAGACTTATAGAAGTCATAACCTCTACGGAATCCTGAGAAACCTAAGTTTAATGCCATATCAGTGTCATTATCGAATAAACCGAAAGAAGCACCTGAAGAACCAAAGTTGTTTTGCTTAGCTAACACGTCATCAATCTCGAAAGATAAAGCACGGTTAACAAATAAAACATTCTCTTCGATAGCACCTTGCTTATCTAAACGAGTTACAACAGCATCGATATCAGCTAAAGTCTCTAAAGAACCAGTAGTAGTGTTTCCTTCGTTCTCTACAACGTAGAATAAACCTTCAGATCCTTTGTTACCTAAGTCTCCAGCAGCAGCAATAGCTCCTGAGTTAGCCTCAGCAGGTACAGCTTCAATCATAGCAGTCTCTAAGTAGTCCTCGAAACGTAATCTAGTTTCGTGCTCTGATTTCAAGTACCATAAGTATCCTGAACCATTATCACCTTCTACTTCAACCCATCCGATTTGTGCCATATCAGAACCTGATACGCTATACTTATCTTTGATGATGATTGGAGTGTTCTCCTTATCGTCAAAAGGAGCTTCTAAAGCACCTTCCATTCCGTTAGATCCTTTTTTGAATTCAGATCCGTATACGAATACGTCTAAGTCAGTTGCACTGTTATCTCCACTTGATAAACCAGCTACAGCAGGTAATCCAGCAGCGTCATAGATAGCTACAGTAATAGTGTTAGCTGTAACAGCAGTAACGATTCCTTTAAAAGAAGCAGTAGCTCCGTTAGAACCATCAGATACCATAATAGTCTGTCCTTTACGGATAGCGTGTCCAGTGATGTTAATTACAACAGAATCATCTGTAGCAACTACAGCGTCATCTAAAGTAACACCTTCATATTTAATGTGTAATCTTCCTTGCTCAGACCATTTAATTAAGTCAGAGTTGAAAGGCATCTCAGCACCAACTAGTCTTAAGAAAGAACTAACTGATCTGTTACCATAACGCTCAAATTCTTTTTCATAAGTGTCAGGTAAATATTGATTTAAGAAATCAAAGTTTGTAATGTACGAACCAGGTGTTGCTACCTGGCTTGGAGTCGGAGTTAAACTCACGTTTCCGCCTATTGTATAAGCCATTTTTTTTGTTTTTTAATTGTTTAACGTTTTTTTATTTTTAATCCTCTACCACTGTCAGACTCTACAGCTCTAATCTTAATTCCAGACGAGTTTACGTTTTGTTGAGGTGCTGATCTAACATCCATATCTATATTTTTAGATGATCGAACAGAACTATCAACAGCATCAGCTCTACCTTTTTCATAAAAGTATGATGCCAACTTATCTGGGTTAATAGCAGCGCTTAAAGCCTTGTGATATCCAGCAGGATCTTTTATCATGCCATTGTCATCTAAATACTTAGAAACAAAGTTTGTGATATCAGATTGAACACTTTTTAATTCAGACGCTTCCCCTGGTTTGAAAACCAAACTTTTATCTCCGACATTGAACTCAAAACCTTTGAATTCATCATTGAATAGCTCTTCTGTCTTCTTTGAGAAGTAATCTGACTTCTTAGCGTTTTCCTCTTGAATATTACTTGACTGTGATATATATTCCTTGTAAGCATTGTATTGCTCTAACTCATCCTCGTTGACAGGAACCTTCGACTCGATAGGTACCTTATAAGTCTCCTTTAATTCGTTAAAGTATTTCTTTGCTTTAGCAAGTTCTCTTTTCTTTGCGATCTTCTTAGCCTTTACCTCAGAGTCTTCATCCAACTCCTCATCATAAGAAAACTTTTCACTCATAAGATACTCAATATCTTCAGAGTCTAAGTCATTCTCAGTAACGGAATAATAGTCACGCAATAATTGGTCTGGATTCTTCTGATCAAAATCCTCTTGAAGTTTCATAAAATCATTGATACCACGACCTGTTTCTTTCTTATACTTTAAGAAAGCAGAAACATCCTCAGGTAAATCAACATCAGCCTCTCTTTGAGCAAATAGTTCATCTACAGAGTTTATTTCTTTTTTATATCTATCCTTAATAAATGAAAGAACTTCCTCCTCACCGAACTGAGGAGCTTCTACTTCAGCTTGTTGCTCTTCAACAACATCCTGTTTTTCTTCAACTACTGTTTCCTCTTTTTGTTCAACAGCAGCCTCTTGTTTCTCTACTAATTCTGTTTCTACCTGTTGAACAGACTTTTGGTCTGGTCCAGAAACCTCTTTTACTTTTAATTCCATATTTAATTTGATTTACAGCGTAAAAATACGCATTAATATTATTTATTTATTTAACGAGGTTCAAACTCAGAAAGGTCAAACCCATCTAGTGTATCCTCGTTTGATTCAAAGTTTATAGGAGGTAAATCCTTCTTACGCTGCTCTATTAATTTAGACTGCTGAGTATTCTGTTTACTAATCCTATCGTCCTTAGCCTTCTCCTTCATGTCCTCTCTGTATTTAATTATATTTGCTTCAGCGCCTCTAAGCTGCATATTCATTTGGAACTCAATATTCATTAACTGAGTTTTTAATTCAGCTTCACCCCTTAACTTCTCTAAAGCAAACCCTGCTTCAGCCTGTGCTACCTGCATCTTAGACTGAGTCTCCATCTGCATTTTTTGAGCTGATATTTGAGCAGCCATCTGTTGTGACTGCATATTAGCCTCCTGTTGCTGCTGAACCTTTTGCATCTCGTATTCTCTCCTATCCTTCTCTTTTCTTTTTCTTTTTACCTTAAGTAACTGATTAGCTAACTTAACGTTCTTAACCTCTCTAATATCTATAGCGTCATCAAGATCAATAGCATCTCTAGATAAAGCAATCTGTATATTCTGTTCTAGCTGTTGTTTCTCTTCTTCATCAGGAGCCATCTCTATAAATATACCAAAGTCATATATATGTAAGCCCTTTATATCGTTTAAAAGGTTTACGTTATACTTTCCTATCTGCATTATGAACTCTTCCTTGTATGGATAATACTCTAATGCATCTGATACTCTACAGGATAACGCTACAGCTAAGTCTCTGCTTATATCTAAAGACCCATCTATTATGTGTCTTGTTGCTGTGTTGCTGTTTAGTGCCGCTAACTTTTGTAAACCTACTAATGAGTTTGGATCAGGCATTGAACCATCTCTCGCTTCATTAAGCCCTGTAACGTCACGTAACATCTGTAGGTAGTGATTGTAGCTACCAATAAGACTTGCTATCTTAGCCTGTCCTGAATTCTTAGATAGCTCTTGTATTGGAACACGAGCGTTATTGAACTCACCATCCTGTGTGTAGCTTCTACCTACAACAGAACCTGTTTGGAAGTAAAGCTTTAATGCATCCTCAGGAGAGTATGTAGCTCCGTTACCAAGGTCAACCTCGTTTAATCCGTCAGCATCAATAAATACACCATCTGGTACAACTTTTTGTATTACCTGTTGTAGCTTTAAGTGAGTCATTTGAATAAGGTCAGCGAAAGGAATCATACGTCTTAACAGTGACTCTATGTTACCCTTATACATTCTTGGAGCACAAGCAACGTAGTTTGGTAAAGCATTCTGAGATGAAGACTTAGGTCTTACCATATTCTTAGCAAGCTTCCAGTCTAGCACTATATTAGTACCCATAACCATCACTCCCTCGTACCAAACCTCTATCTTCTTCTCAATCTTTTCAAATCCTCTCTCCTCCATCATTTCTTGTGGTGGATTGAACTCGTCATCCTTCTCTATAACCTTTTCACCCTTCTTCTTATAGACCATATTCTTTGTGGTCTTATAGTTGAAGTATAGTAGTGTTACACTATCGTTGTTAAATAATGAGTTATCGTAGTACTGAGTAGAATGAAAGTAACTATGCCAGTCTTGACTGTACTTACCTATTGTCTTTAACTCTTCGTTTGTTATACTTGGGTCTATCTTTACAACCTCTGTAATTGGTACACTCTTTACCTCTCCCCAATAAAAACAATCAGAAAAGTTTGGATCCTCTGTGTAACTGTAAACAACATTAGCTGGATCTACATACTTCGCAACAATACCAGCACCTGGTTGGAACTCGTGCTTTGCTACACCTATACCTAGTGTAGTTAAGTCATAAAGAATTCTCTTCCTAGTGTCCTCGTACTTATTTTCAGCTAAAACTGTATTGATAGCAGCCTCCTCGGCTAGCTCTATTGAAGACTTGTAGTTAAGCTGCATATGCAGTTGAAGTTCTTCATCATTCTCAGGTATCTCTTCTGGAGCTGTACTAAACGCATCCACTCCAAAGTCATTCTTTATTTTAGTCAACAAATCCTTAGAGACCATATCAGCCTCTAGGTTATCTTGATATGAGTTTCTTTTTTCGGCAGACATAGCATCCTGAGCGTAAGCCTTTACCTCAAACATCCTGTCCGACATACCGTTAACTACTATATCAACAAACTTAGGTATGATAGGAACTGGCGTCCAATCTAAGTTCATGTATGACAGATCTCCATCTACAGCAATCTCGTTTTTATATTTCGCAACAGACTGCTCAGCTCTAGCGTATAACCTTAACTTATGGAAAGCATCCCATTGATTATAAAACTTAGACCCACCATTGTCACGTTTAAACCATTCATACTGAATAGCTTGACCTATTCTTAATCCAAATTCCTTTGTATTTTTCGTAGAGTCAGGTACGTATTGACTTGGGAAAGTAGACGGGTTGATAGATATTTTTACTTCTTTCATCTAATTATTTCGCTAAATCTTCCTTTATTATTATATCTTGCAAAGTTAATGCTTATTTTTGAATCTTTTTTAATGTCTTGATATGTATGTTTTTGCGTAGCCATAATAGCTAAACCTGAACTAATAGAGGCATCAAACTTTGTTCTATTGTTTATATCAAACCTTGCCCAGTCTTGAAGTGTCCTACTAAAGTACATAGAACCCATCTCATCACTAGACCTATAGTTACCCTCTGTGTCTAGTCCAACATACTTCTCTATATATGTTTCAATAGCAGATGCGTGTGCCTGCTTAACAGCCTCAGACGTGTTTGGCATACCTCCCAACTCTTTCTCTGTCTTAGAAAGGTTCCTTAATGGTTTGTCAGGTCTATTCATTGAATACTTCCTATAACCCCTGTTCTTAAAATGATACAGTAGCCTTGGTTTGTTATTCTCAGCAAGTATAGGCATACCATAAAACACACAAGCCATCAAAACATCCTCAAAGAATATTTCAGCGGTCTGAGGTCTTGCTACATACTCTAAAAAGAATTGATTCACAGGAGCATCGTCCATATGAAACTTAGTAAGTCCATGTAGAGCACCGTTAGATCCTCCTCCACCTACCGTTCCTGATATATCGTAAGAGTCACAACCAAACGCTCCAATATGCTCGTTACCAGGGAATCTCATACCGTTGCTAGTTATTATGTTATTCTGAAGCTTTTGGTTTGGTATCCAAGACACTAGGAATCTACCCCTATCGTCAGGAACCCAAACAACCTCTGTGTCCTTCTTACCATCCTTCCAGTGGAACGAACCCTTAACTAAGACCCTGTCTCTTATAAGGTTATCGTTATAGTCCATCTGCTGGTATATCTTCGTTAAGTTAAATATAGATGACTTACTTTCATCCCTAAACGCATGTGACTCTGTCCTAGGGAACTGTCTATAGAACTCGTTAAGTGCGTCTGGGTCATTCTTTAAACTAGCAACCTCATTATCCCAGTAGTCTATAGCTCCTCTCTTTATGTAATCACCGTTCACTCCTTCTATTGGTTTTGAAGGATTATCTAACACAGGGTTACCGTACCTATCTATAAAACCTTCTAGGTTGTACTCCATAGGTACGAAAAGTGAATATAGTCCGCTTTTAGTTTGACCATTTGCGTTTCTTGTTCTCGGATCTGAGTCGTAGTAAAGTTTCTTAAAATTTTCACCACCCTTATCTAAAGCATTTGACGTTGATCCCATCAAACACTTACCTATAATCCTACTACCTAATCGCAAACAAGTCTTTGTTACACGCCAGTTATTTAGTATATTATTAGGCTTGATCCATTTTCCTGATTCGTCATGAACAAGTAACTGTAGCTTCTCACCATCGTATGAGTTGTCATCAGTGTTCTTCCAGTCTATTGTTGTGTCAAGACCAGCCATATCATCTGCATCGTCATACATGTTCTTCTTAGTAATCTTAGAAGCAGGAACACGATAAGCTAACTCAGTCTTAGGTTTATCCATACCATCCTGTATAGGCTTAAAGAAGAAAGGGTAATTGCTAGATATAGGTACAACCTTATCTGTAAACATCTTCTTTGCATCAGAACCTGTTTTAGAAAGTATTCCAACCCTAGAATTTTTTGCAAGTGTTGCTGTATTAACTGTTTCAGCAGAGGACATAAAAGAAAAACCTGAACGCCTTATTTTTAGGTATATCATACCAAAGCATCTAGGGTCAGCCTTACAAGCCTCCCAGAATATAAAGAATATTCTGTTTGCCTCACGAAAGTCTGGATGACCTACATCTATCTTTGTCCACTGCAGATACATATAATGTGTACCAGTAATGTATGTAGGAACTCCGTTATTATAGAACCAAAACCCGTGATCTCTTCTATCGAACTCCTCCTCAATATAATCAACCCAGTTGCTCTTAAATTCTTTAGGAGACTGATTCCATTGAAATATTGATTTTATTTTTTGTAGTGTTTTAGGATACTCGAATGGCTCCCAATACTGATCTGAATTCTTGCTACTCCTTTTGTGTACACTGTTAGGCTTAGATGGAAGTGCTATGTTAACACCATTAATATTCCAAATATCACCTATCGTACCATCCTTAGATATAACTACAACGTCATACTTTTCGTCATAACCATAGGAGAATGATCTTGCCTTATTCTTTTTTTTTATTACACCACTAGGTATAACATTATTTAGCTCTTCTTTCAGCAAAACTGTTCATATCTTTAGAGTTCTCAACACTGCTTTCTAGCATAGACCTCTCAGATTCTATTCTGTTTAGAATCTCAAAAGCATCGAATATAGCAAGCTTCTTTGATGCAGCAGCATTCTTTAGCCTGTCAGCAGCTATGTCTGGAGATAGGTCGTCATAATCATTCTTAATAATACCCTCCTTAGCAACCTTTATAAGTTCCCTAACAGCAACCTCAGCCGCCCTTATTATATCCTTCTTTATTTCTGTTGCATCCATGTTATCCAGTCTGTTCTTACTCTATACAACTTCTCTCCGTCAATATCAAACTCATACTCTGATTCGGGTTTAAATGAAACCCTGTCACCAACATTAACACCGTAAGATGTTAACGTATTGTTCGTGTACTTAACCTCACCAATCAAGGGTTGATTTGTTCCAGGGCTATGAACATAAAATTCCTCCTTAGGTATTGGCTTTATAAAGCAAAACTCTTCCTTAGACTTCCACACACCATCGTGCTTATACATATAGTACTGATAGTCATCAACAAGGAATAGATCACCCATTAAAAAACTCTTACCACTCTTCTGTCTTCCCTTCATGTCATAGTAGTACTTAAACACGTTATGATGAACAATAAGAGTGTCGCCAGGCTGTATATCTCCAGAATAATTTACAGGAGTAGAAACAACCTCAGCGTATCTGTTTGATACCTTGTGATCTTCTTGAGAGGTGCTCGTTATCAGGTCTATATCACCAATCTTTTTTATATTATCGTACCTGCGACCGTTCAGTGGACGCACAATAAAGTTTGTAGGAGATTTCATTAGAAGTTTATGTTATACTCTATTGATATAGGCATATTCTTGTTGAATTGTTTCCATAGGATAACCTCGCCCCTACGCTCTATCCATATACAAAAAGAATCTGACTCTTGAACATATTGAATTAAGTGAATCTTGTATTCACCGTTAAGAACATCTTGTCCGTGTATATAGTGCATGGAGCTAGACTTATAGTCTGATCCTATGGAAATTTTTCTTATATGCAAAACCTATACCTTTTCTTCTACCTCTGAGATTTCTCCGTCAGTTAAATTTACAGAAATAGGTCCGTACTCCTCTTCTAGTTCCTTCTGAAACTCTTGCAGCTCTGATTGGTTCTTAAAAATCTCACCTACTATTGCAGCCTTTTGAACCTCTAGTCCTCCAATCTGAGCTTGAAGGTTGTTTGATTTACCAACTAATTCTTGCAACTTCTTTAGTTGCTCTTCTTTTATTTTACTCATTTTAATTAAATTTTTATATAGCAAATATACAAATTATTTTTTTTACTCTACAGGGTCATCCGCCACGGTTAATGTAACTGATACAGGTGTAATCAAAGCGTTAATGTTATTCTCGATATTTTCTTCGATACTAGCAACCTGCTCCTCACCCATAGCTTCTTTAATCCATCCTACAACATCGCTGTGTACTACAGTATCAAAAGCTGTAAAGTTAGATAGGTCCTCTGTATTTAAAGACTGTGTCCCTATATTAGTAACAGAATAAGGACTTCCGTTAGCGTCTACTTGGTCAGATGTTCCTGTTACTCTCCAGTGCACATTATACACTACGTCAGACTCTCCTGCGTGTGTTGGGTATGTGTCAACCGTTTTGCAATTCCAATTATATGTTATCATCTTCTTTTGTTTCTACTGTTTCTTCTGTTGCTAACCAATCTAATTCTGTTACGTCTTCGTTAGTAGGTGTAATTTTAGATTTAATACCTTTTTCAATAACTTCATTCATATGAGCTACAGGGTGATTTGCTTTTGCCCACTCGATAACCATAGCTTCAGTTAATGTTTCAATACTTGCAAAGTTTTCAGCAGATGGTGCTGGCACAGGGCAAGCTCCATTAAATGTGTGCGACTCTCCAGATTCTGTATCAGTCCCTGTGTAATCAAATTTAATGTGTGTAATCACATTAGACAATCCGTCTAGTGTTGGTGCTTTCTTTAAAGCCGTAATTTTCCAATCGTAAGTAATCATAATTTCTGTTTTTATTTATTTATTTTATTAACCATTTGTGAAGCACGGGTACATATAACGCCCCTGCTTCGTTTAAATTTGTATTATAGAACTTAGAAACAAGTAGTTGATATTGCTCTTCTGTCATTTCTTCTTTTTCCCAGATTGTATCTATAATAATTAAATCATATTTTTCTGTTGTAGTATATGTAAATATATCACCTTTTATAATATTTATAATAGGGTTTAAATGACCTGAATAAATGTTATAGTCAATAACTTCTTGACTAATTTCTAAAACATCAATTTTACTACATTTATTGACTTCAGATAATTCGTGGGGTATTAATCCAAAGCCTAACCCTGCTACTAATACTGAATCATAGGTAAAATCTTTAAAAGAATCTTTAAAAAACCCGGTACAAGAATCACATTTACCTAAAAACACAGAAGCATACGTGTCTCTGTTATCTATCCATTGTCCATTAGAAAACTTTATAAATGTAATACCTTCTGAGTCTTTATAAACATTAAATTCGCTACCTGAATAATCTTTCAAGTCTGTATCTATTATTTTCATATTGTTTTATTTAAAATTAACACAAGTAATAAGCAGTTACAACACCTGAAGAGTCTACTACAATTCTAGATCCTACATATCCTCCTGAATAGAAAGTTTGACCGTAGGTTCCCGCGGCATACGTTGTTGTACCTGCTGAATCACTATATACTGTGTCGCCTACAGCCGCTATAGTATTAGGGTCTCCATCGTGGTAAGCAACATTATTAGCTGTACCATAACAAGCAAAAGTACTTTTTGGTGTATTCACGGTTAAATGGAATGTAGTTAATGTTACAGCTCCGTAGTTTCTAAAATTCAATAAAGAGTTTTTGCTACCGGAGTAATTTGAATCGAATTT